ATGAAACTTGAGCCATTTTCGCCAAAACAGTTGCATGCAATGTGCTGGTGGTACCCTGGAAGCCCGGATGCGGGACGGGATGCCATCATTTGCGATGGAGCAGTGCGCAGCGGAAAGACCCTCTGTTTGGGAATCGGCTTTGCGGCTTGGGCGAGCCGGTCTTTTCATGGACAGGCCTTTGCCTTTTGCGGCAGAACCATCCGCTCTCTCAAGAGGAATCTGCTTGCTACACTATTGCCCGCTTTACAACAGGCCGGTTTTGGCTGTTCAGTCTGCCGAAGCGAAAATTGGATGGAACTCTCCTATGCCGGTCATAAGAACCGATTTTACTTTTTTGGTGGAAAGGATGAGAGCTCTGCGGCGTTGATCCAAGGAATGACACTTGCCGGAGTCCTATTGGATGAAGTGGCATTGATGCCGCGCTCCTTTGTGGAACAGGCGTTGGCCCGCTGCTCAACGAAAGGCTCGAAGTTTTGGTTTAACTGCAACCCGGAGAATCCGCAGCATTGGTTCTATTTGGAATGGATTCTCAAGGCGAAACAGAAGAACGCCCTGTATCTGCACTTCACCATGTCGGATAATCCGGCACTTCAACCGGAGATCATCGCACGGTATGAACAGCTCTACTCTGGAGCGTTTTATGAACGGTTTATCCAAGGACGATGGGTGGCGGCACAAGGACTGGTGTATCCATTTTTGACCAGAGCAATGCTCTGTGATGTACCGGCAGAACTAGAAGAATTCCGGGTTTCCTGCGACTATGGGACTGTAAATCCAGCCTCTTTTGGATTATGGGGGAGATCCCACGGCGTGTGGTATCGCATTGACGAGTATTATTACGATTCCCGCCGAGAAGGTTTACAGCGCACAGATGAAGAGCATTACATAGCGCTCACAAAACTATGTGGGGAACGGCGAATTGAAAGCGTGGTGGTTGATCCTTCAGCAGCCAGTTTTATGGAAACCGTTCGAAGGCACGGAAAGTACCGGATCATTCCCGCAGAAAATGAGGTCTTGGATGGAATACGGCGCGTCAGTGTGGCGCTCAAACAGGGGGACATCAAAATTTGTATGAATTGTGCGGACACCATTCGAGAGTTCGGACTCTATCGTTGGGCGGATACGGTGGGTAAGGATATACCACTCAAGGAAAACGACCATGCGATGGACGATATCCGCTATTTTGTGTCATCTCTATGTCGAGATACGGACGATTTTTGCGCCGTCAGTGTAGAGCGCCGGGAGGAGTAAAAGCCATGAAGTGGAGAAAAAAAGGCGAAAAACAGGCCCAAAAACCGGAAGTCCTGGCGGTACAGACAGCGTGGGAGGAACCTTTTGCCCACTTTTCCAGCTGTGCACCAGCAGGGACGGGAGAACGGCGGTTATACGCGGCGTTGCGGGAAAATATTCCCATCATTGATGCGGCAATCGACAAGATTCTCCGTTTAGTTGGAAGTTTTGAAATCCTTTGTAAGGATAAAAATAATTCGTATCAAATCAATCAGTTTCTACAAAATGTAAAAGTAAATGCATTGGAATGTGGAATTCAAAGTTTTTTAAACAGTTACCTTTCCCAATTGTTGACCTTTGGAAATGCAATCGGAGAGATTGTATTGACCACTTCCGGGGAGATTGGCGCGCTTTATAACGCATCTTTGGATGATGTGGAACTGAGGGAGTGTGCGCCACTGTCCCTGACCGTTTGCCGCCGGGAGGCGGGTCAAAGCGTACCGGTGCGGTATCCAGAGCTGGTCGTTGCCTCCGCCTTAAATCCCCCGCCCGGCTGTGCCAAAGGCGTTTCCTTGCTGCATGGGCTGCCATTTGTGAGTGGCGTCCTGATGCAGATTTACCGGACCATTGGAACCAATTGGGAACGATTGGGGGATGTGCGCTTTGCAGTAACCTATAAGCCGTCGAATGACGCGACGGACCGCGCGTTTGCCAAGGACCGGGCGAAACAAATTGCACAGGAATGGAGTCGCGCCATGCGCAAAGATTGTGTGAGTGACTTTGTTGCGGTGGGAGATGTAACGATTAAAGCCATCGGTGCGGACAACCAAATTTTGGATAGCAATGTTCCGGTGCGCCAAATGTTGGAGGAAATTGTGGCCAAGATGGGAATCCCGCCGTTTTTACTGGGATTATCGTGGTCATCTACGGAGAGAATGTCCAGTCAACAGGCCGACATTCTCACCAGTGAGTTGGAGGCCTACCGACGGTTACTGAATCCGGTGATTGAGAAGATCTGTACGCTTTGGATGCGGCTACATGGGTTGGAACCCAAATTTACCATTGAATGGGATACGATTACATTACAGGATGCGGTGGATTTGGCGGACGCCCGCCTGATGAATGCCCAGGCGGCTCAGATCGAAGAAACCTGCAAACAGAAGGAGGCTGTCTAATGAAGGGAGCTGGTTATATTCTCCGAAAAAAGGCATCATTGACGACCGAAGAGTTGGAACAGATCAACCAATACACGCGGCGCCCTTTCCAGGAAGGGGAACTCTACACGTTTTCAGTTGTCCTATGTGACAATGAGGTTGATCGCGATGGAGAACGCTTCACCATTGAGGCATTGCATCGGCTGGGAGAGCTCTTTTTGGGAAAGACCGGAATTTTTGACCACAATCCACAGGTACAAAACCAGGCCGCACGCATCTATGCCTGCCAAGTGGAGCAATTGCCCGGACGTGTTACCAAAACAGGGGAGGCGTACCATCGTCTGGTTGCACGCGCATATTTACCGCGTTCTCAAAAAATGAGACATTCATTCTGGAACTGGACAGCGGGATTAAAAAAGAAGTCAGTGTCGGTTGTTCCGTTGCGAAGAGAAGCTGTTCTATCTGTGGGGCAGATCGCCGGACGGGCGGCTGCGACCATGTAAAAGGACGTACCTACCATGGCGTACTGTGCTGCACGGTTTTGGAAGAACCGACCGACGCCTATGAGTGGTCGTTTGTAGCGGTTCCTGCTCAGCGGGAAGCAGGGGTTATCAAAAATTTTTCAGAGAAGGAGGATTGGAATATGGAGGAAGTCTGGAAAAGTCTTTCGGGCGAGGGGGAACTATTGCTGAACCCGGAAGAACGCCGGCAGCTTGCCAAAGAGTTTGCCGATTTGCGGGAACAAGCGGCGTGTGGCCGGCAGTACCGCAAGGAGCTTGAAAAAAGCTTGGTGCGGTTGTGCGGGATTGTATCGCCGGAAGTTCCGATGGAGGTGATGGAACGCACAGCACGGACGATGGGTTTGGAGGACCTGCGGGAATTTGAGAAGGCGTTTCACAAGCGCGCCGAACAGGTGCTCCCATTAACGCCTCAACTGGCTCCCATGGAAAAGCGTGATGTGGAGGAATACCGCGACTTTCAGATTTAAGGAGGAATTTGTATGGATATTTCTTTGAATGGATTTGGGGAAAATGTGGCAACGTTTGCCGTTTCTGGTGAAGTAAAATCTGGGATGCCGGTGAAAATCAGCGCCAATGGCACGGTGGCACCATGTGCGGCCAAGGACAAATTCTGCGGCCTGGTACTGTCTGTGCACAACGGCTATGCAGCAGTACAGATGACGGGATACATAAAGGTTTCCTATGCCGGTACAAAACCCACGGTGGGATACCAGACGGTCAACGCGGATGGGACAGGAAAGGTACAGGTAGAAACCACTGGGCGCCTGCTGTTAATTACAGATGTGGATGAGCCGGAAGGAACCTGCGGCTTGGTACTGGCGTAAGCCGGAGAAAAGGAGGATTGTATTGATGGCTTTTTATGAAACGCTGAAATTGGAAAAGGGTATGTACAGCGCTCCGGGAAAGAGTTTCACACAGACTCTAGAGGAACTGGACTCCTCGGAAAATTATCGTGGGACGCCTTTAGAAGGGCTGGATGCCTATCAGAGACAGCTAAAGCGCTTCCAGATCCACGTTAGCGGGCCCGGCTCTGATCCGGTAGAAAAATTTTTCAGACGAGTGACTCTGCGGCGCTTTTTCCGGAATATGTCACCCGCGCAGTACGTCAGGGGATGGAACAGGCAGACGTATTGCCAAATGTGGTGGCTACTGTGACAAATATCACCGGCATGGATTACCGAACCTTGACCTCCGAGCCATCGGATGAGGATAAAGCCTTGAAGCCGGTGGCGGAAGGAGCGGCGATTCCACAAACGACGGTTACGACGAAGGACCATTTGGTGCACCTCCATAAGCGGGGAAGAATGTTGGTGGCGTCCTATGAGGCACTCCGGTTTCAAAAGTTGGATCTGTTTACCGTAACGCTTCGGCAGATTGGGGCTTATATTGCGCGGGCACAACTGAACGACGCCATCGATGTGTTGGTGAATGGCGATGAAGACAGCGGTTCTGCAACAAATATTGGAACGGCGGGGGATGAAGTGGACTATACGGGGCTGGTATCCCTCTGGGGTGGCCTGGCACCGTATCAACTCAACACCATGATGGCCTCCACTGCGACCATGCAACAGATTTTGGCCCTCAGCGAAATGTGCGATGCACAGGCCGGATTGAACTTTCAAGGAACGGGTAAGATGGTCACGCCGTTGGGGGCGACGCTTCTACATGTACCATCTTTGACAGCAAAAGGCGTGATTGGTCTGGACAAGACCTGCGCACTGGAAATGGTCCAAGCAGGCGGTGTGACAACCGATTATGACAAGCTGATCGACCGCCAGTTGGAGCGTGCGGCGATCAGTACGATCGCAGGGTTCGCCAAAATTTTCGATGGAGCGGTGAAAACGCTCTGCTACCAGGAACAGGAATGATGGAGACACAGGCAATTTTGGAGCAATTCGCCATGTTGACAGGGCTTGACGAACGGCAGGCCGGGCAGTACCGCCCTTTGTGTGAAAATGCTAGGGCACAGGTGTTGGGCATTGCAAAGCCAAACGTCGGAATGACAGGTGATATGGCGCTGTGCAGCGCTGCGGCGGCATTGGCTTTTTACCGTTGGGTACTATTGCGGGCTGCGGCAGGGGCAGAGAATGCCTTCACAGTCGGAGATGTTCGAGTGGACAAGAGCGCAATGGATGTGGAGACAGCTCGGAAACTCTGGAGGGAATCGGAGGCCGCTGCGGCACCATATCTATGCGACACAGCATTTCTGTTCCAGCAGGTATAGGGGGCCTGAACGATGACTAGAAAAAATTGGTACAATACCTGCTAACAACATATGGACAGAAGGTCACCGTGGGTGGACAGGAGGCCTGGGCAGTCATCCGTCCCCTGCGGAAACAGAGCGGCGAGGCGCCACAGTGTTATCTTTACACGGGAACACTGGATCGGAAACTCCTAATAGGCGATCTTATCCAAACGGACACGGAAGTCTTCCGGGCGACTCGCACAGGGTTGGAATCCTTTGCAGGCGAAAGCCTCTATGTATGGGCTGTGTTATGCAGGGAAAAGGAAACGGCGTTTTGTACGGAGGTGGATGTATGAATCCGGAGGAAAACCACGAACTGTTGGACAAACTATCCGAACAATTGGAACGTGACGTGCGGCGTTATCCCCAGGAATTTAAGGAGGGCCAGTCATGAGTCTGGAAGGGCGGGCGATGCGTTTTGGCGAATTCGTATGGGATAGGAATCCAGAGACACTACAAGTTACATACGAACGGAACGTCAAGCGTTTGACCCTTCCACATGTGGGCGAGGCTCTGCAGGACATTGGCTGCCAAAGACGCACTGTCAGTGGCAAGGGAAGCTTCCTGGGAAAGGGGGCCGCCGCCACCTTTGAGCGGCTGGCGGCAGTATTTCGTGAGGGGGCAAGCCAGGTTCTGTGTATACCGGAAGTGGCGCCATTCCGGGCCGTTTTTGTGTCCCTGCAAATGCTTGGTGAAGCGCGTCCCAATGCGGTTGTATACCGGTTCCTCTTCTTGGAGGACGAAGAGGCGGTAGAGGATGATGGGATTTTAAGGCCGGAAAGCTACCTTTGTGTCGAGGGGGACACCTTGTGGCATGTGGCCAACCGATTTTCAACCACAGTAGATCGATTGCGGCAATGCAATCCGCAAATACAATGGCCAAACCGCCTGCCGGAGGGGATGGAGGTACAGCTGCCATGAATTGTGTGGGATGGAAACCGGATGGCACACTCCTTCGCCTTCCCAGGCCGGTACGGTTACGGCTGCGCAGCGATGAAGATGCTCCCGCAGACAGTTTGGAAGCACGGTTTCCCGCGTGGGAAGACATTGGGGATCTCTGTGGCATCCAATGTACTAGTGAAAACGGCCGGGTCATTTTTGAGGGAATGGTGGATGAGCAGGTACTTTTGGAGAACCGTTCCGGGGCGACAGCGGAACTTTCTGCCAGAAGCCGCGCCGGATTGCTGCTCGATAATGAAGCACAGCCACAGATCTATTACATGCCATCTCTAAAACTGCTGTTTGAGCGTCATGCCGTCCCGTACGGCTTTACCGGGTATATTGGACGGGATGAGGTGTTTGGAGGCGCTCTCACTGTGGAAAAGGGAATGAGCGAATGGCAGGTATTGGCAGGATTCTGTAAGAACTTTTTAAAAACGGAGTTAGTCGTTCGGGGGACTGTTCTGGATGCTTCTGGCCAAAGCCTGCAGGAGGAAGTGGATTTTTTGGCTCATCGGGAGGCAATGGAATGGAAGGTAACCTGGAAAGATGTGAACCGGATTTCGGAGTTGCAGATGCGCACGGGAGATACAGCCCAATACGATGCAGTGTTGCGGGAATCGGAGGCGGTGGCTCGCGGTGTACAGCGCAAACGCTATTTAAACGGTTCGGATGCCGAGCACGCACAAGAATTGTTGCAGAAAGCGCGTCGAAACGCATTTTCCATACAGGTTTGCTACCCGGGGGAGATGTGTCCCCCATTGGGCAGTCCGGCGCAGACGCCTTATGGGGAAAATCTCTACATTGCGGCATGGGATTATCAGCTCGACAGCAGCGGAGAACGTTGTTATATCACATTGCGGAGAAGGGAGGGGAACGGATGTGGCTTTCAGAAAAAATGGGCGGACGTACAAAGCCGGCTCCAACGGTTGAGGTGGCTCAAATGACGGGGAGTTCTACCGCACAGGGAAGCGGGGAATATCGGGATTTTGCTTTTGTAGCACCGTGGGGGATCGCCTATCAGCCGCCAGCTGCCGCAAAGGCGGTACTGGTAAACAGCACGGAGGGCATGGTCTGCACAGGCGCTATGATGGAGGGGATGGATTTGGAACCGGGAGAGCTCTTGCTGTTCTCCCAAGGAGGGGCGAGAATCTACCTGAAAAATACCGGAGAGGTGGTCATCAACGGCCAAGTATTCGCTGCTGAGGGGGGAGAATGAATGGATACGGCCCTTGCAAATGGAGATTTTTTATTGGGACCTACGGGATTTCCAAGGAGGGTTTCCGGACAAGAGGAACTTTTGCAGCGTGCAACCATTCGTTTACGAGTCCCCCAGGGAGTGTTTGCCTATCAACCGGAGCTGGGAAGCCGAATACATACCCTGCGGCCGGATACCGTGGACAAGGAAGCCAACGCACTTGCCATGGCGCAGGAAGCCCTGCGGGAGATGCCGCAGGTGCAGGTGAAAGGGGTTTCATGCAGTGGTACTGTACCCATGGTGGTGCAGATACAACTCGTCTGGGAGGATGGCGGAGCGGAAGTCGAGGTGATCTGTGATGGAGACATATGAAGAGATCTTAAGCCGTATGCAGGAGAAGTTTGCAGAATTGGCAGGATACCCGGCGGATGAGGCATCCGACATCGGTATCCGCTTGCGAGTGTTAGCGGGGGAAATTTATTCTCTGACGGCTTCCATGAACTGGCTGGAACAACAACTTTTTGCTCAGACCGCACAGGGGGAATTGCTGGATCTGCGCGCGCAGGAGCGTGGAATCAAACGCCGTGCAGCACAGGCGGCCTCGGGAGTCTTGCTGTTTTCCCGTGCAAAACCGCTCTGGTATCGAGCCGTGATCGACAAAGGGACCGTGTGCGCAGTACCGGGGGAGGATGGAGAACGCTACGTAACCACAGAAGAGGCGATACTGGCGGTCGGCGACACATCGGTGACCGTTCCAGCAAAGGCGGAGAAACCGGGAAAACACGGAAATGCGGCGGTGGGCGCGGTCACAACATTGGTTACGGTTCCTCCTGGCATTGAACAGGTGACCAATCCAAAAGCGTTTACAGGTGGAATGGATGAGGAGGGCGACGAGTCCCTGCGATCTCGCCTGACGCAAAGCTATACGGCCCTTTCCAATGGAACAAACGCGGCGTTCTATCGGGAGCAGGCCCTCAAGGATGAGGGAGTCTTTTCCGCAAATGTAATTCCGAAGGAAAAGGGTTTGGGGACCGTTGGCATTTATTTGGGGGCAAATGGGGCTCCGGCAGACAGCGATACGGTTCAGCGGGTACAGCAATCACTTCAAGCATTGCGGGAGATCAACGTGTTGGTCACGGTGGCCGCGGCGGAAGCAGTGGCCTGTCCGGTGACAGTAAACGTAGCGCCACGGGCAGGCTTTTCCTTTGAAATGGTCTCCAGTCAGGTGGAAAGCGCTGTACAAAAATATTTTGCAGGACTGGGCGTGGGCGAGCCTGTTCGCACAGCCGCGCTATATGCCGAGATATTTGCCACAGGCACTGTGGAGAATTGCGTTTTAACAGGAAGCGCGGCGGTTGACCGCCCGGTGAAGGCAAACCAACTGGCGGTCTTACAGAGCATTCAAGTTCAGGAGACAGATTCATGACGGCGCGGGACACGATGGCCTCCGCTCTGCGTTCTACAGGCCTGTATACTCTAAATGGGAAAACATTGGTAGACCAGGAACTGTTGGCCTACTGTGCGGCGCTGGATACTTTGTATGAACGGCTCGAGGTTTGTAAACAGGACAGTTTTATCGGTACGGCTAGCGAAACAGGACTCTTGCGTTGGGAAGCGCTCTTCGGGTTGAAAGCGCATGGGTCCTTAGAAGAGCGGCGGGAGGTATTGCTGCAATGTGGCGCGGTACAAAATACTTCGAACACTCGAAGCGCTTTCTTAGAGCTGTTCCAATCCATCGGGGTGGAAGCCACGATTCTAGAGGACCCAGTGGGACAAGAGCTCTGTTTTTCCTGCACTGGATTGGATGATCCGGAAGAACGAGCCGATGCGGTGGCCTATATCCAACGTTTTTTACCCGCACATTTGAAGGTGCTGTTGGATTTCCGGGAGCTTTCCTGGAATACTATTGACCGTGCGGCGCAGACCTTTGACGAATGGGATGCAAAAGGTTGTACATGGGATCAGTTGGATCTCATTGGGGAAGCGCTGTTTGAGATATAAGGAGGATTTATGCCGACGGAACAAAAGACAAGCCTTGGGTTAAATCGGTGGCAGGGAACAGATAAACCGGCGCGCAGTGATTTTGTTGCGGATAATGAGACGCTGGATGCCCTACTGACAGAACATTTTGGAGATACACAGGCGCATTTGTCCGCAGAAGATCGCCTGTTGCTTGGAAATGGGACAGAAGTGGGAAGCTACAACGGAAATGGAGCGACAAGCCGTAACATCACACTGCCGTTTGCTCCAAAAGCGGCACTGGTTTTTCAGATGGATATACCGCCTACCGAGTATCGTTCAGGGTATTATCGGGTAAACTTTGCCTTTGTGACAGAAGAAGGAGGTTCACAGGGGGCTGCGCTGTCTGGGACAACACTGACCGTACAACAAGCGCAAGGATCGCCTGCAGCGAATAGCATGGCGAACAATCTGAATCAGGCAGGCGGCGGCTATGGATATTTTCTGTTTCGATAA